GCTTAGAATTACTTCTAAGAAATCCGCTATTTTTTCTCATTTTCGCTGTCCGAGTTTCTCAAAAATTTTGTCGCGCTACAAACTGGTGGTCACCTGCAAGACCGGGGCCAATGAGTACAAGAAAAATTATGTGTATCTGAATGACTACACGCTGTATGTGGTCGAGGATGTCACAGGCACGCACACGGACCCGTATCACTACAAAATGTACTTCCACACGGAGTTTCCGTTTGATGTGGAAGCCCGCCCGTAAATTCGAAAAGGAGGGCCTTTGAATTATGGCTAACGATATTGAAATTGCCAGCTATGACCCCAAAAAGGTCAATGTGAACATCAACGGCAAGATTATCACGGGGTTCTCCCCGGACGGGGTTATCAATGTTGTGCGCAACGAGGACATTGTGACCCCCACCACGGGGGCCAAGGGCGATGTCACCTACAACGAGAACGCCAACGAGAGCGGGCAGGTGACGCTCCACCTCATGGGCTCCAGCTCCAGCCTCCCCTTCCTACGCTCCCTGGCGGTCAAACGGAAGGAGATTCGCCTGACCATCACCGATGCCAACGACGCCGGGGCGGTGCAGTTTGCGGAGGAGCGTTGCCGCATTATTAAACCGCCCGATTTGGCAAAGGCCAAGGAGATCGGCTCCACCGATATCAACATCTTTGTGCCCACGCTCAATTACCGCTGATGGGCGGTAGGAAAAACTGGCCGAACAGGCCAAAATCATTATCTGAAAGGGGCTATCGAAAGTTTATGGCAAAGCAGAAAGAGGTCACCATCAATGGGCAGAAGTTCACCCTCCAAAGCGTTTCCCCCTCCTGGTACTACGACTTCAACGACGAGTGCGGCAACACCGGGGGCAAGCGCAAGTCCGCCAAGTACATGGACGGCATGTTCCGCAACTGTGTGATCGCTCCCGCCGAGGTCAAGTCGGAGGGTATGGCCTACTTTGACGAGAAGGAAGACCTGTCCACGGCGGAGAAGCTGATCGGCGCCATCGAGCAGTTTCTTCGCAGCTGAACTATCCCTGGAGGCAGCCCATAGGAGGGCCGTGGCGAAAAAGGGCTTTTGGTGCATGGTCTGGTCTGGCAATGGTGTAACCTACACCGAATTGATGCAGATGGATTTAGCGGAGTATTCCGAATGCTGCGAGGCCAAGCGCCTGTGGTTCTCCGAGTGGAAACCGAAAAAGCAGCCGTCCCCATAAACCGGGGCGGCTGCTTTCATTTTCAAGCGGCAAATTCGTAACCGGTTGGGAATTTGAGCCGAGGAGGTGGTGACATGGCAGACGCACGGGAGCTCCAGTACGGTATTGATTTTGATACTGGCGAGGCCGGCAATTCGATAGACAAGCTAAACCAGGCGATTGAGGGCATGGAGGTCCTTCTAGGCTCCGCTGAGGCTGGCGTACAGCGATTTGGGGCCGGGGCTGTTTCCGCCTGCAATATGGGCCAGCAGGGGGCGCGTGACTTTACTGCGGGCCTTGATTTGGCCGAGGATGCCATAGTCAACGCCGGGGAGGCCGCCGGCGAGTTTGGGCGGCAGACAGACGAGGCGGCGGAGGGTGCCCGCCAGTTTGGGGCGGGGGCCTCCGGGGCCGGAGATACCGCCGAGGAATTCAACGAGGAGGTAAGGACCGCCGCCGATGTGGCCCGGCAGTTTGGCCGGGATGCCGAGGCGGCAGGAGACGCCGCCGGGGGCCTCGGGGCAGACGTGGAAAGGACGGGGGATAGCGCCCGGCGGCTCGGTGCTGACCTGGATGATCTCTCCGACGCAACCAGGGCGGCGGGGGACACGGCCCGGCAGTTTGGCCGGGATGCCGATACCGCGGGTGATGGAGTTGACGATCTCCGGGGCGGGGTACGGGACGCCTCCGATGATACGCGCCGTTTTAGCGTTGACCTGGACGAAGCAAGGAGCGAGGCTGAACGATTCCGAAACCAGGTCAGGGAAACGGCAGAGGGAGCGGCAGACCTGGGAGCTGCTTTCCGTGAAACCATGGCCGACGGCCTGGAGGCAGGCCAGAGTATCACACAGAGCTTTAAGACGGGGCTTGTGGGGGCTCTGGACTTCTCCCGGAAGAAAGTAAAGACCTTTGCGACAGAGGCGGTATCCGGGGCCAAAAATATCGGGACGGCTTTTGCCCATCCGGTTAAGACCATTAAGACTGCCCTTGTATCGGCCATCCGAAATGCCCGGGAGGGGATTGACGATACCGGGGACTCCGCCAATGACGCAGAGGACGACCTGGAGGACATGGGGGAAGCCGGCGAGGATGCCGGCAACAAGGTATCTGAGGCCATCAAGTCCGTTGTGGCCGCCTTTATCGGTTTTGAGGCTATCAAGACGGCCACGGAGCAGCTAAAGAATTTTGCAAGTGCCGCACTAAGCGCATTTGGGGCCAGCGAGGCCACAACGGCGCAGTTCAGCACTCTTTTTACTTCCGGGGCGGCTGAATGGGTAGATAACTTCTCTGACGCAGTACACCGAAGTACAACGGAAGTTCAGTCCTTCATGGTGTCCAATGATACCATGTATCGGAACCTGGGCCTTACTGCGGAGGCCTCGGAGGAGCTCTCCAAGGTAACGACCTCTCTGGCCTATGACCTGGGCAACTACTTTAAGATGGATGACGCTGAGGCGCTATCCGTCCTCCAGAGTGCCATTGAGGGCGACACCTCCGCCCTGACGGCTTTTGGAATTACATTGGATGAAACCGCGCTGAAACAAAGCGCGTTGGAGCTGGGCCTATCCAGCAATATTGACAGCCTGGACGATGCCGCCGCCGCACAGGTACGGTTAAACGCTGTCCTGGCCCAAAGCGGAGCCATTCAAAAGGCCGCCGTGGAGCAGACCGGGGGATTGACGAACGCCACCAAGAGCCTGCGGGGCGTAATGGGCGACTTTTTGACCTCTGCGGGTAGCAAGCTGGCCCCGACTATGGAGGGGATCATCAACTCCGTGCTGGACGCATGGCCTACGCTGGAGCCGGTGCTGCTCTCTTTCGTAAGCACCCTGGGGGATGGGCTGGGGGCGGTTGTGCCGTCTCTGCTCCAGCTGGGGCAAAACCTGATTCCTTCTCTGGCAAAGACATTTGGCACGTTGCTCAATGCAATGTCCCCGGTATTGCAGACGGTAAGCAGTCTGGCAGGGACGGTACTTCCGCCGCTGGCAAATATCATTTCCGAGGTGGCGAGGACATTCTTGCCGCCCCTGGTAGAGATATTTGAAACGCTGAACCGGGACGCTATTCAGCCCCTCATGCCCGTTGTGGAGGAAGTGGCGGGGCAGCTGCTCCCCGTGCTGGGCATGGCTCTGTCCTCGGTGACAAGCCTGCTCGGGCCGCTTATCAGCGCATTTATGCCTCTGCTGACTTCTGTACTGCCTGTACTGGCAACGCTCGTTTCGGAGCTGGCCGGGGCGGTCATCCCGCCGCTGACGCAGATCCTCGGTGTGGTGATCGAGGCGTTGAAGCCCATAGTTTCTATTGCAACCGAGTTTGTCCAGGCACTTCTCCCCGCCGTGGAGCCTCTTATCTCCGCAATCGGCACGGTGCTCTCTGGCGTGGTTCTCCCCGTTCTGGAGGCCCTTTCTCCCGTCCTATCCTTTGCGGCCGATGTGCTGGGAACGATAGCCGGGTGGGTGTCTGATTTGATAGGGTTCTTTGCAAACGGGGTCAGCAAGGTTGCCAGTTTCTTCAGCGGCATTTTCGGCGGCGCCAAGGAAAGCAGCGAGGCGGTGGACGGCCTGACCGGTTCGGTCAATGGTCTGGACGAGGCCACCAGCTCGGAAACGTCCCTGGCGGTGGACACCTCGGAATACTCCTCCAACATCTCCGAGGCCTCGAAAGCGGCGGAGCAGGCGGTTACGGACGCTACGAATGCCGCCCGTGAAATCAGCAACGAAAATTATGGCCTCATGGCTGATGACGCAGAAACCGCCTACGCAAGAATGACCCTGGACGCTGAAAGTGCCTGGGAGCGCATGACCACGGCGGCAGAGAACGGGGCGGCAAAGATCGTAGCCTCGTTTGGTAAAATTGCGTCGGCGGCCCAGTCGGTCAACTCGGCCAATATCAGCGTCAGCGGGGTAAGTATTCCCGGGAATGCCGAGGGTACGGACAACTGGCGAGGCGGTTGGACGAGGATGAACGAGGAGGGCGGGGAGCTGGCCTATCTGCCCTCTGGCACGGCCATCATCCCGGCAGATAAGACCGACGAGATTATCAACAACAGCACAAGCACGGAATCCTCTTACACCGATTCCAGCACCTTCTCCCCGCATATCAGTATTTCGCTGGGGGGCGGTGGTGAAGGGGTCGATATTGACGGCCTGGACAGCCATATCCTGGAGCTGCTGGAGAAGTGGTACCGGGAGAAGAAAGAGGATGAATACCACAACAGGGCTATGCAGGGCGCATATGCCAGGAGTTAGGAGGGGCGGCTATGGCATATACCATCACCGGCGAGAAATGCGGCACGGTGCGGCTGGATGCCGCTACTACCGGCGTAATTATCACCGAGAGCATCCAGCGGAGCAGTAAGGTCACGTCCAATCCCGTGGAACGGGGGAGCGACATCAACGACCATGCCATTACTGACCCTATCCGGCTCACCATTACCGGCGTGACTATCAAGGGGGATGGGCAGGCGTCCATCCTCCGCCGGATGTGGAAAGAGCGGGATATTGTGGAATATGTGGGCCGCAATCGTGTGTCCAGCTGTGTTATTACCAGCTACAAAAGCGACAGCGACGCCAAGCATAAAGACGGCTCCAGCTTTACCATCCAGCTCCAAGTCGTAAACATCACTTCTGCGGAGTATGTGGAGACAGGCGAGCAGATGATGAGCGCCCAGGACGCAGACGCTCCCACCACGGAGGCCGGCAGCCAGACCAGGGCCACCAGCGCCGCCGGACTGAAAACGACATCGACGGAAAAAATCTCCTCCAGCGCCTATGCCGCCTATGTCAACAGCTACCAGAACAAGGCCGCCAGCAGTTCCGGGCCATCTGGTAGAAGTACACCCTCTTACAGTGCGGCGTAAGGGGGTGTGCGCATGAATGGTTTGCAGCTGCTTGACCTGGGATATGAGGTTGAGTATATCGAAATCGACACCAGCAAAGTGCCGTACAATTTCGCTGTAAAGCTGGGGGATCGGACGTTTACTTTCTGCATTCGCTGGAATGATGTGGGCGGTTTTTTCACGGCTGACCTGTCCATTACCAGCACGGGGGAAGTCCTGGCCTATGGCGATATTATTCGCTATGGGCGGCCCCTGTTCAACGTGGTGGAGGATGAACGTTTTCCCGCTCCCGTCATTATCCCTCTGTGCCTGACCGGGGACGCAATATCTGAAATCACATTTCAAAACTTCGGCAAACAGGTCAAATTGTATGTCTACAAGAGGGTGACAGCATGAGGTTTTGGAAAAGGGCGGCCACGCTCCAGATCGGGAGCAATCGCTATGATATGGCGAACCTGTTCTTTACGTTTGAAGTGCCCTTTGAGGACAGCGAGGAATTAGGCTCCGCCACCATCAAGGCATATAACCTTTCCCCAGCTACCCGCTCCGGCATTAAAAAGGGACAGGTGGTGATTCTGAATGCCGGCTATGAGGGGGACGTGGGGACAATTTTCGTTGGCAAGGTTTCCCGGGTGTCCAGCAAGAAGGAGGGGACCGAATGGATCACCACCATCACGGCCTCGGAGGCCTTGGAGGAATGGCTTTCCTCGGAGGTGAATAAGACCTATGCCGCCGGGAGCAAGGCCAGCACCATTGTAAATGACCTGCTGAACATCTTCGGCCTGGAAATCGGCACAATGGAGTTGGCCGTTGACAAGGAGTATCCGCGGGGGAAGGTGTGCAAGGGCAAGGTCAAAAACCTTGTCACCGAAATTGTGACCCTGGACTGCAAAAGCCGGTTCCTGATTCGTAATGGGGTTATCACCATCAATGACCCATCCAAGGGCGTCAATATGGGCTATAACCTCTCCCCCTCCACCGGCCTGCTCCGGGCCACAGAGGAAACGGAGGACACGCCAGTAACCACCAATCAGACCACTATTGATGATGGTGGGGAGGCCCAGGAAACGACCTACAAGCGGTCCTGCCTGCTGAACTATCACATAGGGCCAGCTGATATTGTGCAGATCACTAGCAACTCCCTCAACGGGAAATTCCTCATTCTCTCCGGGACGCACAGGGGCAGCCCGACCGCCGATTGGAAGACCGACATTGAGGTGAAACCGGCATGAACCGAACGCAGTATAACTATGAAAATCAGGATAAGAAGGCCACCATGGAGAGTGTGCGTGTCGGCGGCTTTTGCCGGGTGGAGAAGTTTGACCCGGCTAAGATGACCGTGGATGTGCAGCCTCTCTCAAAAGCCCTGGATGGAGGCATATACCGCACTCCGCCCCAGGTGCTGGGCGTACCCGTGGCGCTGATCCGGGGCGGCGGCTTTGTTCACCGCCCCTGGTATGTTGCGGGGGATGTGGGGGTGCTGGTCTATATGGATCACGACATTGACCGCATTATGGACTCCGGGCAGGAGTGCCAGCCGAACACCGAGCGGAACCACAGCGACGAGGACGCTGTATTTGTGGGTGCATTTGTCCCAGCGAATAACACCCTGAAGGGGCTCCCGGAGGAGGCCATTGTCATGGCAACAGACGGCGGCGACATTCAGGTGGCTATAACGAAAGACAAAGCAACTATCAAAAACAAAGGAACGACAGCGGTTTTCACCGACAGCGCAATAAAGATGAACACGCAGGACGTGACAATCACTGCGAGCGGTACGGTGACAATCCAGGGTTCGACCGTCAATATCAACTAGGAGGGGAGCACCATGCCAGCAGCTACCAGACAAAGCGACTGTTGCACCGGGCATGACGCTTGTCCGCCTGTCCCCCTGGTGGAGTGCAGCCCCAACGTGATTATCAACGGCCTGGGGGC